CCCCATTGGACGACCCCGAGCGGTCCCTCATGTGCCATCTCGCCATCGAGGTCATCGCCGGCCAGACCGGCGACTCCATGGACGCCATCGCCGAAGTGCTCGACGAGTTCGCCGCCGCCGGCTTGGTGAGCATCTACCGCAACGCCACCGACGCCTACCTGTGCGTGCGCGACCAGGAAGGCCAGGACCACGTCATCGTCCACACCGAACGCCAATGGCTGCGCATGATGGCGCACCGGCCCGCCGACCCCGCAATGAACTAGCCATTGAACGCCCGAGTCCGTGGGAGCGGGCTACACTTCCTGGTAGCTGGCACGTCGACCAGGAGAGAGCCCATGCCAAGCCTTCTCGAGCAGCTCAGGGCGCAACGCACCACCGCCCGCGAGGCTGCCGATGCCATCCTGACCCGCGCCGCCACCGAAGCCAGGGACCTGGCGCCGGAGGAGTGGCAGGAGTACCAGACCAGAACCACGGAGCTCCGTTCGGTCGACGACGCGATCGAGGCCGAACGTGACCGCGAGGTCGCCGAGCTTCGGGCCACCACCGTCCGCCAGCCCGGGAGCGCCCTTCCCCGCGAGCCCGTGCTGACCCGCGAGCAGTCGGTGCACGACTGGCTCCAGACCCGCGGCGCGTTCACCCCCGAGCAGGCCCAAGGGCTGAGCTTCGACAGGTACTTGCGCGGGATGGCGACAGGCCGCTGGGATGACGCGCCCCAGGAACGCTCCCTCGCCGAGGCGACCGTCGGCGCCGGCGGCGCGCTGGTCCCGAGCCCCCTGTCGGCCCGGGTCATCGACCTGGCCCGCAACGCCAGTCGCGTGTTCACCGCCGGCGCGATCACCGTCCCCATGACCAGCCAAACCCTCGCGCTCGCCAGGCTGACGGGTGAGGGCACGCCCGGGTGGAAGACGGAGAACAGCGCCATCACCGCCACGGCAGATATGACGTTTGACCGAGTCACGTTCACCGCCCGCACCCTGACCCGGGTCATCACCCTTTCGCTGGAGCTGTTCGAGGACGCCGACCCCTCCAGCCAGGACGTCATCGCCCGGTCGTTCGCCCGCCAAGTCGCCCTGGAGCTGGACCGGGTCGCCTTGCGCGGCTCCGGCACGGCGCCCGAGCCCCGCGGCGTGCTCAACCAGTCGGGCATCACCACCACCGCCCACGGCGCCAACGGGTCGGTCATCGGCTCGCCACCCGCCGCCGGGACGATGGGTTGGGAGTTCCTCGCGCAGGCGGCCGGCGCCGTGCGGACGGCCAACTTCGAACCGAACGCGCAAATCATGGCCCCACGGACCACCCTGTCGCTGGGCCTGCTCCGCGACACCACCAACCAGTACATCGCGCCACCGACCTACCTGGACGGCATCACCCGCCTTCAGTCCAAGCAGGTCCCCATCAACCTCACCGTGGGCACCAGCACGGACACCAGCGAGGTCTACACCGGGCAGTGGGACCAGTGCATGGTCGGCATCCGCACCGACTTCAACCTGCGGTTCCTCGGGGAGCGGTACCTCGCCGACAATCTTCAGTACGCCTTCCTCGCCTACCTCCGCGCCGACATCCAGCTCGCCCAGCCCACCGCGTTCGTCGTCGACACGGGAGTCAGAGGCTGATGGCCGCCGCGAAGGAAGACCTCTACATCCGCCGCGCCGACCTCGGCCCGGACGCCTGGACGTTCATCGCCAAGGGCGACCCCGTCCCCGCCGAGCTGGCCGACCTGCCACGGGTCCCCCGCGACAAGTGGCCACCGGCCGACCCGAAGCCCAAGGGGTAACCGGTGGCGTGGTGGTGGCCCCGGCGGAAGGTCGAGGAACGCCAGCAGCTCACCCTTGAGCAGCTCCTGGCCGAGGAGGGCAGACCGACGGCCGCCGGCGAGGCGGTCACCACCGACACGGCCATGCGCCTGTCGACGGTCTGGGGCTGCGTTCGGCTCCTGGCCGATTCGGTGAGTACCCTGCCGCTGCATGTCTACCGTGGCGACGACCGTGACCCGATCCCTACGCCGCCGCTGCTGCTGCGCCCCAGCGCCGACTTTGACGAGCTGTCGGATTGGCTGTGGGCGGTCATGGCGAGCCTGCTGTTGCGCGGCAATGGGTGGGGTGTCATCACCGGCCGGTCGGGCCCGGGGCTGCTGCCCAGCCAGGTCGACCTGGTGCATCCGGATCGGGTCGCTGTCTCGCTCGAGGACGGTCGCCAGGTGATCAGGATCGGCGGCGTCGAGTACGACCGCGCCGAGCTGTTCCACGTCAAGGCATTCCCGTTCCCCGGGTCCATGCTCGGCCTGTCCCCGATCGCCTACGCCCGCGAGGCGATCGGCTTGGGCATCGGCGCCGAACGGTACGGCGCCAAGTTCTTCGGCGACGCGAGCCTCCCTTCGGGCACGCTCACCAGCGACCAGCACATCACCCCAGACCAGGCCGCCGACATCAAAGAGCGGTGGAAGCACTACCACAAGGGCCAGCGTGACATCGCTGTGCTCGGCGACGGCGCCCGCTTCCAGCCCATCGCCATCGCACCGGAGGAAGCGCAGTTCATCGAGACCAGCAAGTTCAACGTCTCGACCATCGCCAGGTTCTACGGCATCGCGCCCGAGATGCTCGGCGGCGAGACCGCCGGGCCGCTGGCCTACTCGAGCCCCGAGATGCGATCGACGGACTTCCTCATGTTCGCGTTGCGGGGATGGCTTCACAAGATCGAGCGGGCTGTCTCCGGGTTGCTGCCCCGTACCCAGAACGCCCGCTTCAACGCGGGAGGGTTCGCCCGTGTCACGTTGAAGGAACGGTACGAGGCGCACCAGATCGGCATCGCTGCCGGGTTCCTCACCGTGAACGAGGCTAGGGCGCTCGAGGATCTCCCGCCTCTACCCGAAGGTGGTGGCATCGCGTGAACGTGGAAGTCCGCACCATGGCGCTCCGGCTCGAACTCCGCGCCGAGGCCGAGCAACGCATCATCGAGGGCCCCATCGTCCCCTGGGGTGAGACAGCCCGCATCAGCCGCACCGTCACCGAGGTCTTCACCCGTGGCGCGTTCGTCGGCACCGATCCCGAGAACCTGCCACTGCTTGCCACCCACGACCGCGAGCAGCTCCCGATCGGCCGCGCTGTCGAGCTGCGCGACGACCCCACCGCCTGGTGGGGAGCGTTCAAGGTGAGCCGGACCCGCCTCGGGGACGAGGTGCTCGAGCTGGTGAACGACCGGGCCCTGACTGGTCTGTCGGTGGGGTTCCTGCCCGTGCCCGGCGGGGATCGCTGGAACACCACCCACACCAGGGTCGAGCGGATCCGCGCGCTGGCGCACCACGTGGGCGTGGTCCCCTGGCCCGCCTACCCTGGCGCCCGCATCGAGGCGGTACGGGCCGCGCTCGTGCCACCGGAGGACGCTCCGCTGCTCACCCTGGCCCGGCTACAGCGACGCTGATGGGCAGGGTCCGCCACGTCGGCCGACCTTGGCGCAGAGCCAGAGCCAGGGTCCTGGCCACTTCCGACGTCTGCGGACTGTGCGGTCACCCCGGATCGACCACCGTCGACCTGATCATCCCGCTGTCGCTCGGTGGCGACCCGCTGGACCCCGCCAACCTCCGCCCCGCCCACGGCGCCGCCTCCCCATGCCCGTGGTGCTTCCGCGCCTGCAACGAGAGCAGAGGCAACCGCGACCGCCTCGGGCCCGCGCCGCTCCCGAGGTCGCGCGAGTGGTGACCGCGATCTTTGCTGAGCAGGCGCCGGTTGACCCCGCGCCCAGCTCCCGTTGTGTGTGTCCTCCGCGGCTGGCCACCCAGCGCGATCCCCGCCGGGCGACCCTCGGCGGCGCCGTCGCCGAGGTCGCCGAGACGCTCGGCACCCCCTTGATGCCGTGGCAGCGCCTTGTGGCCGACGTCGCGCTCGAGGTCGACCCCGCCACGGGCCTGCTGGCCTACCGAGAGGTGATCCTGACCACCCCGAGACAGTCCGGGAAGACCACTTTGGAGCTGGGCGTGATGGTCCACCGTGCCAGGACGTGGGCGCGATCACGGATCCTCTACAGCGCGCAGAGCCGCATCCACGCGCACAAAAAGTGGGAGGACGAGCACGTTGCCACCCTCAAGGCATCGCCGCTGGCCGATGAGTTCATCGTCCGCTACCAGCGTGGCGACGAGGCCATCAGGTGGGCCAACGGGTCGCTGCACGGGATCACCGCGCCGGGGGAGAAGTCGGGGCACTCGGAAGTGCTCGACCTGATGGTGATGGATGAGGCGTGGGCACTGGAGGACGCCAGGCTGGAGCAGGGCGTGTCTCCGACGATGGTGACCAGACTCCAGCCGCAGCAATGGGTTGTGTCGACCGCCGGCACCCGCCGCAGCGCCTATCTGCGAGGCAAGGTCGACCGGGGCCGCGCCCGCGCGCAGGCGCGCGTCCGGTCGCGGGTCTGCTACTTCGAATGGTCCGCGCCGGAGGGATCCGACCCGGCCGACCGGGCGACGTGGTGGGGGTGCATGCCGGCGCTGGGCCACACGGTCACCGAGGAGACCATCGCCGACGAGTTCGACCGCCTCGAGCTGGCCGACTTCTGCCGCGCCTACCTCAACTGGTGGCCATCCGACGTCCCCGACGACTGGATCGTGATCGTACGGGACGTGTGGACGGCGCTGGCGGACCCGCAGTCGAGGCCGGTGGATCCGGTCGCGTTCGCCGCCGACGTGACCCCGGAGCGCTCCGCGGCGGCCGTGGCCGTGGCCGGGCGCCGGGCCGATGGCAAGCTGCATGCCGAGGTGGTGGCCCATCGGCGCGGCACCGGATGGGTCGTCCCCTACCTGATCGAGCGGGTCGCCAAGTGGCGTCCCTGCGCGGTGGTGATCGACCCGACCGGCCCGGCCGGGTCGCTGATTGCGCCGCTGGAGGCCGCCGAGATCGAGGTGGTCAAACTGGGCGCGCGGGAGGCTGGTCAGGCGGCCGGACAGATCTACGACGCCGTTGATCAGGGTGATCTCCGGTATCTTCCCCATCCGGCGCTGGACGCCGCGGTGGCCGGCGCTCGCCAGCGGCCGCTGGGGGATTCGTGGGCGTGGGCACGGAAGGGCCTCAGCGTGGACATCTGCCCGCTGGTCGCGGTGACCGAAGCGGCGTGGGGGCACGCGACCCGGGCGCATCTGCACAACCGCGGGCCGAGCATCTACGTGTAGCAGCCCCGGCCACTTCCCCGGCCGGGGCTGCTGGTGGTTGTGGTGGCTACGCCGCCTCTTCCTCCGCGGCGGGCGGGTCAGGGTCAGGGTCGGGCTGGAGACCGGCGAGCAGCCGCGACACGAGCAGCCGCAGACTCGACCGGTCACCCGACAGAGTGAACGACAGCCCGTATCATCCTCGAGCCGAATCGACCGCCAATCGGCGACGGCGCCGTCCTCGACCTCGGCGCGGCCATGGCTGAGGATGTCGCTGGCGAACGCATGGACCGACACACGCGCTCCGGTGATACTTGGCCTGGCCATGGAGCTAACCCTCCTTGGTCCAGGGGCCCGGGCGTCTGTCTCGCCGCGGGCCCCGCCTACGTGGACGGGGTAGGGCGCTTGAGGAGGGCCGCGTGCTCGTGCAACCCGATTGCAACCCAACAGCGCGTGACGGCGCGTGATAACCGCCCGATTCGGACACGAACGGACGTACGAATCATGGCCCTGACCAGTACGAACGGTGACGACGGGAGATAGGCGGGTATGCAGCCGCTGCGTCCCGTAGACTTGGCCGGTGGCCACTGGTGGCCTGCCCGGTGAGGCCCAACGAGGGGCTCAGCCGGCGAGCGGAAGGGGCGTTCCAAATGCAGGTCGGGATCCCGCGCGAGCTGAAGGACCA